GTTTCCCAGTCACGATCGGTTGGTGCTTGGATCCTGGCCCAGTGGTACGGATCTATAAAGCCTAGTACGGATATGCTTAAGCAGGCTAAGGGTAGCCAGATCCTGGTAGATGAGTGCTGGAGTACTAACGCCAGAGAGGCTAGAATAAATACCGGTACGAAATTTAGCCGCAATGTAAAACGAATCCAGCGAGAAAACGAGGAAAAAGCGGCAGCGCTTAGGCCTATGCTGGAGCTTAAGGCAGAATTCGGCGACGATAACGTGGACGGGGCGGTCAATGCCCTAGAGGAAGCTACGGCTAACCTTAACGATGCTATAGAGGATAAACTACATGGCTAGAAGCTTAGTAACTTTAACGCAGGCCTGGCAGCAGCTCGGGACGGCGCAGCAGCTTTCGATCACAGTTAAAAAGGGCGTAGGTAAGCGTATCTACGTTAACGAGACGGGCGACGATACCACGGCGGATATCGTGCTCTGCGAAGATAATCACCAATTCGTACAAAACGAAGATAAGGACTTTTTCGCCAGGTGTGAAGAGGATGGGGATATCGACGTAGTCGTAGATACGGCGGGTTAATTATGATTATAGATCTAACTAGCAGACTTAGTATAGCTAGCGCCATTATCGCCGCAGGTAGCGGCGGGGGTGGTGGATCGGATGCGGGTTACTTAGGTACTTTCCCGGATTCGGCTACGCTTATCTTAGCCTTTCCTACTGCAGCGGAAGGCGCGACCGCGGGCGTAATGTCCCCGGATCAGACTCTCTGGGCCTATAATGGCGGCTGGGCCGATACCGGTATCGGTTTCGAGGGCGATATGCTTAAGGCCATATACGACCCGACTAACCAGCAGGTAGACGTCTACGATAAGGCTAACGAGACGGGCCTCGAGCAAATAACCGGCGGCATTATTACGCCCCCGGTATTGACCGCAGACGTAGACGACTATAACCCTACGGGATTCGCTACGGCTAACATGGTGCGCCTGGATTGTACGAATAATAACTCCGATATTACCGGCTTAGTAGCCCCTGCGGTGGGGGTTAATCGTATCGTGCGGATCTGCAATATAAGCACGACCAGCGACAATATCAGATTCCAGCATAACAACGTGGCCAGCGCCGCGGCTAATAGATTCCTGCTGCAAAATGACGGTAACCAAAATATCCAGCCTAACCAGACGGCCGCTTTCTGGTACGATCATACCGTATCAAGATGGCGCCCTTATAATCAGGTGACGTAGTATGAAACTTTATAAAGAGAGCGGCGAGGCATATCCCGCGGTTAAAGTACTTCCTAACGAGGATCCGGCCCCTGCAGGATTCGAGGAGGTAACGGATATCTGCGAATTCGCTAAGCTAGGCCTCAATAGCGTGGACATTAAGATGCCGGGCTGGACTGATCGCCTGGCGTTTAGATCAGAGCTTAAAATCCGCGTCTATGCGAAAATGCAATTAGGCGCCCCGGCAGACGTCGAGAGCCAGACCCACTGGGACCGACTAACTGACGACGAGAAAAGCCTAGCGGCGCACTACTTCCTGGTAGGTCGCGAGTCGTTTCTGCACGAAGTTGTAGACGATACCCGATACTGGACTATCCAGGCGGGCGACTTTAGGCACTGGACCCAGGAGTGCAGGACCTATAGGGCCGAGCTCGCGGAGTCTATTATATTTTTACGTATGCAGGATCTGGGCCACGCTAAGCTTATTCTGGCAGATCTTAACCAGATCGCTAAGGATGCCGTTATCGAGCTAAACGAGCTTAAAAAGCTAACCGGTAAAGTACGCGTTAAGCGGCTTAATCGTATGTATATCGAGGGCCTCGAGGACGAGGAGCACGACGGCGTCGTGGCCATTAAGGACTGGATCTGCAGTAAGGAGGGCACCCCCTTCCAGAATAACGGATTTAAAAATCTGGCTTATCCTTTCCGTACGGGGCATACTGCGGATAGTGTAGCCGACGAATTGATAGCCATACTGGACGGAGTTTACTAATGCTTTGGTTATTGCTTGAAGAAGTTTTTTTTCTAATGGAAGGCGCCCGTAAAGCTGGCGTTATTCCTTCCGCGGAGCAGGATTTCGAGTATCAGGCCCGATTTAATGCGGGGATGGACGCGGGCGGCTCGCGAATTTTAACCACGGCAGGCGATACTGCCGAGATTAGCGTACGCGGCACCCTAACTAATCGCCCCCACTTTATGGCGTCGATCTACGGGGGCGGTAATACGACCTACGGCGAGATCGTCGCCGCTCTGGCCTCTGCTGAGCAGGACGATACCGTTAAGGAGATCGTACTCGCAATCGATAGCCCGGGGGGTCAATTTGACGGCCTTTTCACTGTTACCGACGCTATCCAGGCCTGCGATAAACCAGTTAAAGCCGTAGTAAGCGGCGTAGCAGCTTCCGCAGCGTATGCGATCGCCTCCCAGGCGGACACTATCGAAGCGGCTAACCGAGCGGTCCGCATAGGCAGTATCGGCGTACGTGCAGACTTTATGGTCTGGCCCGAGGACGTAACGGTTACCAGTACGCAAGCACCTAAAAAAGCCCCCGACGTGACTACGGAGGAGGGTAAGGCCATGATCCGCGAGCAGCTGGACGAGATGCACGACCTTTTCGTCGAAGCGATCGCCCAGGGCCGAGATATTACGCCCAAAACAGTTAACGACAGTTTCGGACAAGGCGCTACCGTTTTATCAGATGAGGCCCTATCTAGGGGAATGATTGACTCTATAGCCCAGACGGCGTTAAAATCTGTACCGAGTGCTACCACTTCTACCCAAAACCCGACCGCCTCAAGCGGCAACGACAATCCGGAGACCCTTAATATGGATCTTAACCAACTTAAAACCGAGCACCCAGCCGTATATGCGGAAGCGGTAGCAGTCGGTCAAAATGGCGAGCGCGACCGCGTAAGCGCCCACGTAACAATGGGCGAAGCTTGCGGCGATATGTCTATCGCGCTTAAAGCTATTAAAGAGGGCGCCGATATGTCCGCTACTTTACAGGCGGAATACATGGCGGCCGGTATGAATAAAGCGGATAAAACCAAAGCAGGCGAGGACGACGCAGCTAGCGCGGCCGCTGCAGCCGGTGGCGATCCGCAAGCAGGCGCAGAGTCTATCGAGGATCAGGTTATCGATAGCGTATGCGAAGGCTTAAACCTTGGGGAGGATCTAGATAATGTCTAATATCACGATCACTAATAACGATTTGGGTAGCGTAATTCTAAAAAACGCGGAGCACCGCGACTATATCCTCGACGCGTTAGCGGCTAAGGTGTACCCAGAGGGTACGATCCTAGCGTTAAACGTAGCGGGCGATAAATTAATTCCTTACGTAAAAGGTGGAGCAGTGCCTGGCGCTGGTAAAGCTGCTTACGTAATGACTTACGACGTGGACGCCACGGCAGCTACTGGGGATTATCCTCTGCGTGCCATGATCTCCGGCTGCGTACGTAAGGAGCGCCTAATCATCGACGCGGACGGCGACGCCTCCAACATCGACGACGGCGTTATCGATTTGCTCAAGGATAACGGTATCGATGCTATCGACGTCCAAGAGCTTAACATTCTAGATAATCAGTAAAGGGAGTCGATAATGTCAACTACTAGAACGGCAAAACTATTACTCGCTTACTTCCAGATGGCAGCGCCTACTATGTTTTTCTCCGGTTTCTTCTCGACTCCGGCGGAAAACTTCCATAGCAGTGAGGAGGTAGAGATCGATATCGTACGATCCGACGAGGACGTATCTATCGTGATCCAGGACCTTAGCACGGGCTACCGTATGAATAGCGAGGACCTCTATACTAATAAAGGATTTAAGCCTCCCATCCATAAGGAAGCGATCCCGCTTAACTCTAGCGACTTGCTTAAGCGCGAGCCGGGGAATAACCCTTTCGAGGACGTGGGCTTCCGTACTAAATTAGTGCAGCGTATGCTCCGCGGTATGATTAAAGTAGAGCGTAAGATCCGTAGAGCTATCGAGCTACAAGCCTCGCAAGTAATGCAGACCGGCGTAGTAACTCTGCGCGATAAAAACGGCGTAGCATTATACACCTTGGACTATAAGCCTAAGGCTACACACTTCCCGACTGCGGGCGTCCTTTGGAATGCTGCAGGCGCGGATCCTTTAGGCGATCTTAAGGCTTTATGCGAAGTTATCCGTAACGACGGCCTTAGCGATCCAGACCAGTTAATTATGGGCTGTGACGCTTTCGAGGCTTTCCTTAAAGTACCTAGCGTACAAGAGGCTTACGATAATCGACGTATCGACCGCGGCACTATCTCCCCTATGGAGATGCGTGGTAACGGCGGTAACTATCGCGGCGTAGTAGAGGTAGGTAACTACCGTCTAGATATCTGGACCTACGGCGGCCGTTATAAAGATCCTCAAACTGGAAACAAAGTACAGTTTATGGATCCTAATAAGGTTATCGTTAGAGATAGCACTGCACGCCTAGACGGCACTTTCGGAGCTATCCCTAATATCGGCCGATTGCTTAACGCGCAAGGTACTAACTTGCTGCCGGAGCTTCCGGGTCGTTTCTCTAACGCCCAGGGCGGTATGGATCTATTTACTAACGTATGGCTAAGCCCAGACGGAGAGGAGATATTCGGCGGAGTAGGGGCTCGTCCTCTTATGATTCCTACGGCTATCGATACTTTCGGCTGTATTACCGTACTTTAATCGGGCGGCCTTAACGATAGGGCGACCTAAAACCTAAAAAAGGCGCTGTTACTGGCGCCTTTTTTGTATCTTTAAAACGAGGACAAAAACATGGGCAGCAAATCTAACGCGCAGCTAATCGAAGAAATTAACGCAGCGGCTAAGGCTAAAGGCGTGGACGCACCGAAAACGGAAGGGCTGAATAAGCAGCAGCTTATTAAGGAGTTAGCGGCTCTTAAATCAGAAGCGCCCGCTGCAGACCCTGCTCCGGCAGCTGATCCTGCTCCGGCAGCTGATCCTGCGCCCGCTGCAGATCCAGCTCCTGCTGCGACTGCGGACGATTCCGACGACGAGGAAGAGGCGGAAGAAAAAGCCCCTTACACTGTATCGGCTGGTAACTCTGTAACCACGCAGAAAGGCTTATTAGGTGAAGGCGAAGAGATCCGCGCAGCATGGCTAGGCGGAGGCGAGGAAGCCCTTAAGACCCTAGTTAAGCGGAAAATCGTAGACAAAAATAGCTAATTTACTGCTATGGGATTGAGAGAGACCGCCGAGGCAGATCTGGCCGTAACTTTAGAGGATGCGGACTGCGGCTTCGGCTGGCCTATCACGGTTACCGACCCGGCGGGGACTACCGCCGACCTAATGGGATCCTCCCAGGATATCGCGCAGCTTATAGACCCCGATACCGGGCAAGCCGTAAGCGGCAGATTAGCCAGCGTGGCCTTAAGGATCTCCTCTTTAAAAGCCGCCAGTCTAGGATTACCCCAGGGCATAGCCGACGAGGCCAGCCGTCCGTGGGTGATAGAATTTAATGATATCGGCGGCGATCCCTATAAGTTTAAAGTCCAGGAATCTAACCCGGACCGGGAGCTGGGCATAGTTACCTGCCTCCTGGAGGGTTACGAATGACCATAAGCACCCTAATAGATAAGCAGGATGCCTTCGAGATCGTGCGCGATCTTATTTTTAATATCCTAACGACTGAGGTACTTAGCCAGATGGCTATCGCCTCCGGTACCCCGGGTAAAGATCCTAACGACTGGAGCCTAAAAATCTTTTCGGAGAGATCCAATCCCTGGGAGGAATTCCTTAACGATCCCCCGGAGGGAGAGGAGAGATCCCCGATCGTTAATATCTGGTACGATAATAGCGCATTCGATGGGCAGGCCAGCAACATATCCGAGCGCCAGGGCACTACGGCGATCTACAATATCGATATGTACGGGTACGGAAAGTCTGCCGAGGACGGCACGGGCCATAAGGCAGGCGATAAAATGGCGGCTTTTGAAGTGCAGCGAGCTATCCGCCTGGTACGTAATATCCTTATGGCCGCAGAGTACACCTATTTAGGCGTTACGGCCCCTAAAGGGACGAGCCGCCCTATATGGCAGCGATGGGTCCAGTCTATAAATACCTTCCAGCCGCAGCTCGATAGCCGTCCCGTGCAGCAAATCGTGGGCGCGCGTATGGCTTTTAGGGTAAAATTTAACGAATTCTCTCCACAAATAGAGCCGGAGACGCTAGAATTACTGAGTGCGACCGTTAAGCGCCTAAGCGACGATGCGGACTTGATACGAGCAGAATACGATTATTCTTAATCAGGAGATATAGTTATGGTAAGCAACGCCGTAGACGCCTCGGCAGTAGCCAGAGTCGTAGGGATCGAAACTAATTTCGAGGACCGACGAGCGGGCGGGGTTATTTTACTTCCCCAGAGGGTAGCTTTAGTCGGCCAGGGCGCCAGTGCAGCTACCTACAGCACCGATAAAACTAGATTCACTAATGCCGACGACGTGGGTAAGGCCTACGGCTTCGGTAGTCCGGTCCATTTAGCCGCGCGCCAGCTTTTACCAGCTAATGGCGACGGCTTAGGATCTGTCCCTCTTACAGTATTCCCCCTCGAGGATGCAGGCGGAGCGGTAGCTGCTTCGGGTGATATCACCCCCGCAGGTGCGCCTACCGTCGCAGCCTCGTATATCGTCCGAGTTAATAACATAGACTCGGAGGAATTCGTTATAGCAGTGGGCGATAATGTCGCCGCTATTACTGCGAAAATGACGCAAGCTATTAACGCGGCGCTTAATATGCCGGTTATAGCCACGGATAACGGTACCGACGTAGGCCTAGCCGCTAAATGGGCGGGCAGCAGCTCTAACGATCTAGTCGTAGAGGTTATCGGATCAACTACGGCAGGTAATACTTTCGGCATAACTCAGCCTACCGGCGGATTAGTTAACCCAGACGTGGACGTCGCTCTTAATCAGATCGGCGACGTATGGGAGACCATGGTAGTAAACTGCCTGGAGATCTCAGATACGACTACGCTAGGAAAATACGCGACCTTTGGAGAGGGCCGCTGGCAGCCGCTAGTGCGTAAGCCTCTCGTAGTGTTTACTGGTAATACCGAGGTAGACGTTAATACGGCAGTTACCGTCCCAGATTCGCGTAAGACTGATCGCGTAAACGCGCAATTAGTGGCGCCTGGGTCTAATAACCTTCCTTTTGTTGTGGCGGCTCGCCAGGTAGCGCGTATCGCGGTACTTGCGAATAATAACCCTCCATACGATTACGGCAGCCAGCCTGCGACCGGTTTAACGCCAGGCGCAGACGGCGACCAATGGACGTATGCGGAGCGAGATCTAGCAGTTAAGGCGGGCAGCTCTACGATCGAGGTTAAGAGCGGCGTTATTAACGTATCTGACGTGGTAACTTTCTACCACCCAGACGGCGAGGCTATCCCGCCTTTCCGCTTTGTCGTGGATATCGTTAAGCTGCAAAATATAATCTTTAACTTAGATCTTATTTTTACCGCCCAGGAATGGGACGGCGCGCCTTTAATCCCCGACGATCAAGCTACTACTAACCGCGCGGCTAAAAAGCCTAAGTCTGCGGTAGCTGCGATTGCGGCTATGCTTGATAGTTTAGGCCTAGAGGCGATTATCAGCGATCCAGAAACTGCTAAGGCTAATACCTTTGCAGAGATCGACGACCAAAACCCTAAACGACTTAACGTAACTACCTCCGTACAGGTATCGGGTAACGCGAATATCAAGTCTATAGACTTAAATTTCGGGTTTTTCTTCGGTACGTCTCAGGTCGTAGCGTAACTTTTTAATCATTCGGAGCTAAGAAAATGGCAGCTACTGGCGGAAGCATTGAAAGCATCACCCTAGACGGCC